CGCATTCGCGCCATCGTACGCGTGACCACCGGCAGCCCGCACACGGAAACCTGTGGCTGACGCCGCATTGTTATAGAAGTAGTCACAGAAGTAGGTCGATGCCGAGCCGCCAACTTCGGTAGGCATACAGCACAGCCCGTTATATGACTTCTTCTTGATATACGACTGTGTCAGCGGGCAGTCGCACACTTTCACCTTGCCTTCCACCGTGTCGGGCGTGAAGTCGGCATACATCGACGGGGCGACATACACCTCCATCTTCTCACCGGCGGTCTGCGAAATGGTCAAACCGCGCACCCATCTCCACAGGCTGCCGAAACCGGCATTGACAAGCCCGAAGAACACCGGCACTTGGAAAGTGTGGTAACTCTCCGCCTGTTCCTCCTCCGAGCCTTCCGCCGGGGCGGTCGCCGGCAGGGAGTAGTCCACAAGGCACACGCCGTCTCCGGCTTCAAGGCCGACACTGGTCGGAATTACAGGATATGTGCCGTTATAATTGCCCCAATCCGGCATGTTCGTCACGCCTGTGCCGAAACCACCCTGATACAGCCCGTTCTCGTCAAGCTCGCCGTTGAATGCCGCCTGCGAGTTGCGCGTACCCATGATAATTTCAAACAAGTACTCCACCACCGCACGGGCTACAAACCAGTTGGCTTCCCAGCCCTCGCCGCGTTTCCGGGCGTATGCTCCGAAGTTGGTGGTGCTGATGCTTGTCGCGGGCATTCCCAGCATAGTGAGCTGCGGGGCATCCGCTGCCGGAGCTTTCGAGTAGTTCCCTGCGGTAAGCGCGGTGCCGTTGCCGCCACGGTACTGTTCCGCGTCACTGATTACCGAGCAGAGTTTCGTGTTCGTCCTGTCCATCACCGCCGCATCCATCCAGCTGATGCCGCCTGCCGGTACATAGATGCTCGGCTTGCCCGCTATCGGGGCGAAGGTCACGGCAAGGATGGTGTTGTTCCCCTCTTTCCATGTCGTGAAGTAGTGGGCGTTCCAGCACCACATGCACTGCCCCATGCTGCCGTCCAAGGCTGCCGGGCTGCCGTCCTCGAACTTCGTGCTGTCAACCGGGTCGAGCTTCCGCCGCTTGCGGTCGTCGGTCACGAGGTAACGGCCAAGGCCGAGCTTCTTCGGCAGGTCACGCAACGCCTGCAAGCTGCCGTAATAACCGGCTGCCGTCGGCGTGCTGTTCGCCTCGTTCCAATAACGACCGGCAATGGGGTTGCTCGCCGTTTCCACGGCCTCGCCCAGCATCATCTTCCGGGTTTCACCGCTTTCGTCCATCACCTCAATCTGCATGTCGCCCACCGCGCCTTGCGCGTCGGACAGGTCGCTGATGCGCTTGCCGTTCTCGAATGCGGCGAGCAGCTCGGTGATTTTCTGTTCCTGTTCTGTTGTTAATGCCATTGTCTTGATGTTATTAAGTTAAACGAATGTTTCCTTCCTTGTCAAGCCGCAGGGCGTTCCCCGCCATCCTCATGCGTGGAGGCACCACGGCGATGCCGACGGTCTTGTAATACCTCACGCCCGCCGTCGGTATCACATGCACCCGGCTTGTTCCTGCCCGTCTGGCGACAATCCTGCCGTCAGGCTCCACGTCGCAGGCCGCACCGTCCGAGAGGTAGAGGACGTTCTGCTGCGCATAGTCGGGCTTGACCTTGGCGGTGACGTATTGTGCCACCGTGTTGCCAAGCGTGACTTCTTCCGGGCAGTCCACACGCAACCCGGTTGGTATGTTCGAGGCTGCCGCCTCTACCTGTGCGGTCATCTCTTCCAGCTTCTGGCGGGTCTGTTCGGCCTGTGCCGTGGCTACCTGTGCGTCCGCAGTCGCCTGTTGCGCCCCGGCTGTCGCCCCGTTGCAGGCACTCACGGCGGTTTCCCCGGCTTTCTTCACTTGCGCGGCTGCATCCTGCGCTTCTTTTGTGGCAGTGCCGCATTTGCCGATGGCATCATCGCTCGCCGTTTTCAGCTCCTTTGCCTGTTTTTCGGCATTGTCAGCCGCCGTTTCCGCTTTCTTGGCCGCAGCGGTAGCCGTAGCCGCCGCATCGATGGCCGGTTTCTTCAACACCTCTATCTGCGCGGCGGTGAAGTCCTCCCATGTGAAAGGGTCACCCTTTTCTCCTTTCAGTTCGGCAAGCTGCTCCGGGGTGAAATCCTCCCATGTGAACGCCTTGCCCCTCGTGTAGGCGGCCATCAGGTCGCTCTCCACCACGCCCTCGGTGTCGCCGCTCCATTGCCACAGTTCTATGTTCAGGCAGTCGGGATAATACACGTTCTGCACTCCTTCGTCAAAAAGGGCATTGTCTAATTGAAGATGCAGCTCGTGTTTAAGCGTACCCTCACCGAGCCGGTGGTCTTTGAACATCACCAGCACTGCATCGCCGTCGGCCACGCAGTTGGTGTATGTGCCGCCCTTGCGCGATGCCTCGTATATGCGACCCGTTTTCACCCAGTAGCGCAGGGTGAAGTCCACATCGGGCAATGCCACCGTATTGCCGTCCGCGTCACGGAAACGCTCGCGCAGCACGAAGTCCGACTTGCTGTTTATGTGTCTTGTCTTTTCCATCATGTCAGCCTTATGTTGCCGCTGCCGTCGAGCCGTATGCCGCCGTCGGAGGACAGGCGGACACGGGGCGGAACGACGGCTATTTGTATCTGCTCGTACAGTTCAGTGTTGCCGGTGGCCACCACGGTCACTTTGCCGATGCCCTCGGCCACCGGCGTTATCTTGCCGTCGGGCGTGATTTCAAGGGCTTTGTTGTCGCTGATGAACAGCACCCCGCCAAGCCCGAACTTGGGCAGGGTCTGAGCCTCTATGCGCGGCTGCCGCATGTTGCATACCGTCACCTCGCCCGGTGCCTTCACTTCGAGGCGCACGGGCTTGCTCAGGTTCTGGCTGCTCAGCTTGCCCACGAGTTCCTCAACGAGGGCGCGGGTCGCCTCGGCCTTTTGTGCTGCCGCAGTGGCGGCAAGCGTGGCCGCATCGGCACCGGCCAGACGGCTGTCGATGTCCGCCGTGATTTCCGGCACATTGGTGTCGAGGAACAGGGCAAGGGCATCGCGCACATTGCCGCAGGCTCCTATCAAGTCCACGAACAGGCTGCCCACCTGTTCCGCCGTAACACTCTTGGCCATCACCGCGTCGCGGATGGCCTGCGCTTTCTTTGTCAACGCTGCGGTGTCAAGCTCCGCAAGTTTGTTCTCTGTCAATTCCATTATGCGAATACAGTGTCAAATTCATCTTCAAATATCCGGGTCAACGCCTGACCGCCATCGCTTTCCACCGGCTTGCCCTCTTGCAGGTCTTTGATGACTTCCGTTATCTTGTCTATCACGATGGTGTCCTCTTCCGCCTGTTCCGGCTGTTCCTTGACCGCCGCAATGGCTGTGGCCACCTTGGTCGAAGTCGCCGCAAGCAGTTCCTTATAGTCCTGTTCGTCGATGTCGGTGGCGGGGATTATCCCCTTGACGGTACAGGCCGACTGTATGGAGGGGGATATGACATCATCATTTTCCCATTCCAGCCGCTGGCCGTCTTTCAGGCGGCTCGTGACCTCTATACCGTTCCGGGCGGCAAGCAGGAAAACACCCTCCACGCCGCCAAGGTATTGCACCGCTATGTCCCACAGGCTCTGCCTGTCACGCACCGTCAGTTCCATTTCATTCTATCGTTACAGTGCCGTCGTCCGCCATGCTTACCTTGCGCACTTCGACGCCGCACTCCTTTATCATCTTCTTGGTCTGTGTCGGCCACATCACATCTTTCTCGCCGCTCAGCTGCTGCCGGGTTTCCGCGCCGACCAAGGGGTGTTCCTTGAAGTCGCCGCGAGTGGCCAGAAGCACGTTCTCCACCACTTGCACCTCGTTGTCGGCTATCACCGCCCCGCCTTTCTCCACGAGCAGGTCGCCGGTCGCTATGTCCGTCACAAGCCCTTTCATTGTTTCACCTTCTCATTTTCATAATCGCCGCGTTTCGTCGGGGTCAGGCGTTGCCCAGCCCACGATGTCACCGAGTTTTTCAATGCGGCTCCACCATCCTGCGGCGCGGGCACCCATCCCGTGAACACGCTTTTAAGGCTGTTTATATCGTTCTCTATGGTGTTGAGCCGCCCGGTCAGTTCCTCCACTTTTACCAATCCGCCAAGGCTGCCGCCATTCAGCACGATGCCGTCCGCAGTCAGTTCCGCGCTGGTGTCATTGCCCACGTTGATACGCACGCCGTCATCGTCCATCACGGCGCGGCTCTTGTCCTCGGCTGTCGTTACCTCCACGCTCTCTATGTCGTCGGTCAGCAGTACCACACCCGCACTTCCACCGGACACAAAGCCGACCACGACATAACTGCCGACACGGGGGAAGGACACCACGCCGAAACTGCTGCCTTGGTTGGCTTGCAGATTAACGCCCAACAGCGGCGCGCCCTCATCTACCGGGGTGCAGTCCACCGTCCGCGCCTCCTTATCGACGGAGTCCACGGTACAGACAAGGCTGTACGCCTCACCGTCACCCTTGGCCAATTCCCTTATCAAATCCTTTATGTTGCTCATTCCGCTACCCTGTAACCGAGGGTGATTTCCTGACGGAAACCGCCCGTGTCATATTTTATCACATTCTTCTTCACTTGATAGCAGCCTTTCTTCTCGCCGTCTATCTTCATGCCTATCACATCAAGTTTATCGACGAGCCGGTAACCGAAGGTCTTGAAACTCCCGGTAAGCCCGTCGCGTTTCAACCGTTTCACCTCCTGCTCAGCCCATGCTTTCAATTCGCTTTCCGTCTTGTTGTAGGTGTGCAGCACGCGCAGTTCGCCGTCGGCATCACCCACTTCGACTTTTACCTTCTTGTTGTCCGGCATAAGCGACACGGCCTTAACGCGCAACCGCATCGTGTCGGCTTGCTGTTGTTCGAGGCTTTGGTCGTCGATGATGTTCAGCCCGGTGGCAAAGACCTGCGACGTGGAGGTTTCCCGCTCGAACAGGACACCGCAGTAAAGCACCGGCTGCCCGTCCTCCGTGCGGAAAAACGAGCGGATGCCCTGTTGCTGCAACTTGCCAAGCAGCGAGGCCACCGTGTCGGCGGTCACGCGGTACTGTCCAAGCCGTTGTTCGCCGAATACCCGGATTCCGCAACCTATGCCTTGGTCTTTGAGCAGGGTTTCCAAATCCACGTTGCGGTATGCCTTTTTCACTGCGGGCTGCTGTTTCAACTTGAACATCTCGTCCTCGCATACCAATACAATGGGGGTCTTGAAACCCACATCACGCACATAGCCGGAAAAAGCGGCTTGAAGCTCGCCGTCGTAGCCGAGTGACACGGACACCATGTCGCCACGGCGCACGGGAATATCCGGCTCGCCGTCCCACTTCACTTTTTTGGGCAGCGTTATCCTGCATTCGTCGGTCAGCTTCTCGGTGTCACGCGTGATTTCTACCGCCGTGACTTCTTCAAGCTGCCACCGCCGTTCACCCTCTATCGTTATTTTTGCCGTAAGCCTGTACATCGATTCAATGCCGTTTAACCGTCCGTTAAATGCCGTTTAATAGTCTGTTCCGTATATGGTGTACTCCTCGTCACTTATCGCCGATATGTTCAGGCTCTGGTAGTTGCTCGCAGTGTCCTGTGTCAGCGAATAGCTTTTTATCACCACCCGATTGATGTCGAAGATGTCAAGGAACGCGCTGTGCACCTGCAATGCCGTGTTCCCGTCAAGGAACGCACGCAGTTCCCTCAGCCCGTCTTCGGGGTATTCGTCCACTATCACGCCGTCGCGTACAGCCGCCACGCCCACCAAGATATTCAGCTGGTAGTCCCCGGCGTTGATGTATTCCTTCACCGTGCCGTCGCGCCCCACCAGCTGCGTGGTCACGATATTCTTCGCCCGGCTCACTGCAACCACCGCGTCGTTCATCACGAGCCGTTCACCAGCCTCGTCCTGCAAGGTCAGCTCGCACAGGGCATAACGCCCCTCCCAATACCGCTTGTCGGTTATGGGGCTGCCCAGCTCGTGGGTCACGGGCTGCATCCCGCTGTTCGACCAGTCGGGCGACTGACCCGTCCGCGACGGCTTGAAACGGTACAGCAGCCCCTTGGCCTGTATGGCGGCTCCTGCCGCAACGAATGATATGCTTATGGGTGACAACATTACACTGCAAGGTTTACATCGTTCAACGCGGACAACAGGGCTTCGGCTACCATGTCCTTGACACGACCCGCGTCCTCTTTCAAATTGGTTGTGTGGATTTCAAACTTCTCCACGAGTTTGTCGATGGTGACGGTGATGTTCCGTATCTGGCCACTGCCGCCCGCAGCACTGCTGCCGACACCCGCAAGGCTGCCGCCCGTAGGGTTGGGGGTCGTCGGGTTGACGGTCGGCACTGTCGGCACAGGGTCTGGGTCTCCACCCTTGTTGTCATCCGGGTCTTTCTTGGCTTCCTCTTCTTTCTTAGCGGCCTCCATTTCCGCATCGTATGCCTCGTTGAAAGCCTTGCCGATTTGGCTGCCGTAGTCGGAAAAACCCTTTTTAAGTTTAGACAACGCCGCATCGATACCGGCGGCATCAAGGTTGAAACAGGCTTTGAGCAGGTCGCCAATCGCACCGAAGGTGTTGCGTGCCAAGTCGCCTATGCCGGTGAACAGGGCTTTGAACGATGCCCACAGACCTTTCAGCACGGCACGGAATTTCGCCGAGGTGTTCCAGAAGTAAACGCCTATGGCGATGAGCGCGGCGATGGCTGCCGCTATCCAGCCGATGATTGGGATGTTCATTATCGCGATGCCCACGGCGCGGCAGGCGGAAACAGCCGCCGTGCGGAATGCACCGAATGAGGCACTCGCTATCCCTGCAAAGGTCGCGGAAGTCGCACCGCCTGTCACCAATGACAGCACCAAGGCTCCAAGCCCTTTCAAGGCCTGGAAAAGGCCGACGGTGGCGAAACGCACCACGGCAACCGTGGCACGGGTGATATTGACGATGAAACCGTTGGAAACCATCTGCCCGGTCGCAAGCTCGCGGTTGATGAACGCCATCTGTATGCCTGCCGCACGTGCGTAGTGCATGATGCCTGACCACATGCCTGCCCAATTCAAACCTTTTATCCAAAGCATGAGTTTGCCCATAACCGAAAACAACGGCATCAGTTGAGAAACAGGTATCAGGGCGTTCATTATGGTGGTCACCCAAATGGTCAAATCACCGGTCGCTTGGAATATGGAAATTTTGAAATCCTCTATCGTCTGGTTTATCCTTGCCTGTCTTTCGGCATAGCTGTCCATCACGATGGCGGCCTGTGCCTCTGCCGAATTGGTGCCGGTTATCGCCTCCGTCAGACGGGCAAGCTCGTCGCGCCCCTGCACCAGCGCACGGGCTGCGTTGCTGTTTTCCATGCCGAACAGCTTCGAGAACAGGGCGGCATCGTTCATCACCGGCGCAAGCATGTCGAGCCGCTCTTTCAGCGTGAGGCTCGTGTCGGCAAGCCTGATGACATCGATGCCCGCCGCTTCAAGTGCCTCCCGCGTGTCCTTGGGCATGAAACGGCCTTGCCCCAATATGGCCAGCGTGTTGCGCAGCGCAACGCCGCCCTCGCTGCCTTTCTTCCCGGCCTTGTCAAGCACCTGTATGGCGGCGTTGGTTTCCTCGAAACTCACGTTGGCGGCTTTTGCCGCCATTCCGCACTGTTCCAAAGCGACCTTTATGGCCGGGAGTTCCGCGCTGCCTTCCTGTCCGGCTGCCGCCATCACGTTCATCATCTCCGCCATGCGGCGGCTCGCCTCTATCGGGTCGTCAAGGCTCACGCCATATTGGTTCATGGCCGTGGTCAACACCTCGGCTGCCGCCGTGCCGTCATTCCCCATCAGTTTGGAGGTAGTCTGTATCGCATCACCCATCGCCCGCAAGGCCTCCGGGTATTTGCCCAATTCCGGCGACAACTGCGACAGCAGCAGCTTGTAGCCCTCCACCGCCGTTGCCGCATCCGTGCCGAATGCCTTTGCACTGTCGCGGGCATACCCCTCTATCTCGTCAAGTGTCTTGCCCGTGACCCCTGCAATGGCACTCAGGTCGTGCATCTGGCTGTCAAGCGTGATGCCGCTTTGACTTAAATCCTGAAATGCCCCGCTGACGCTTTCCACCGCATTCCTGAACAGGTCGAATACGGCAAGTTTCGCCGACAGCTTGCCGATCCAGCTTTGGGCGGTCTCCACGCTGGCGCGGAATTCCCCGGTGGCATCGGTCATGCCATTTATGACGGCGGTATAATTGCCACCCACGTTAAAAAGATAGTCAAACGTCTGCATGGCTCAATTATTTTTATTATCTTTGAAGCGTCGATACAAATAACATTATACGGTGGATATTCTTATTAAAATAGTGGCTTACGCATTCGGGGCTGTCATGCTGCTTGGCGTTCTTGGCTTGGTAGTGGTAGCCTTGCGTATGATTGTTTCCTGTTTCAAGGGGAAGCCTTCCACAGGTTCGCTGCCTTGGTGGGCATTCTGGTCCGCCTTGCATAACGACTGACCTACTTCTTCCCACCGAATAAGGCGGCTATCATTCCCGCCTCGTTTTTCAACCTCCATTGTTCAAGCCACAACGCCTGCGCATAGTTCGCAGCCCATTCCTCGTAACTGCATCTCTCCGGGTCTATGCCCAAGTTCGCCCGTATGAGGGCGCATCCTTTTTCGAGGCCGTGCTTGTTGTCGTCCTCCGAAAGCAGATGCGCCTCTACAAGTTTTTTAGGCTCGACATGCAGTGCTTGAAGATGGTGCCGAGCTGCTTGGTCACTTCAAGGAACAGGACGGTGTCCTCGCGCAATGCCTTGCTGCCACCAAGCCAGCAGTTGTCAAACATCACTTCCGCACTCTTCACTTCGTCTGTCTTGGCTATCTTGCTCACGGCGGACATCGTTTCGAGCTTCGGACGGTGGAAATAACCGACATGCAGTTCATCACCATCGACCACATCGATTCGGATGACTTTGCCATAACGGCTCTTCCATTGCTGTATGTCATTCTCTTTTACCTCACCGTCGTAAGTGGCGGCATACTTCTTTTCTTCTTCCTTGTTTTCCATATTCATTCTTTGTTAGTGATTCCATTCTATGTGCGACGGCACGAGTTCCAATTCCACCTCCTGCCCTGTGTCGCCCTCTTTCCATTTGCGGCTGTTGGCCTTGAACTGGCAGTTGCGGATGATGTCCGTGGTCACTATCCCGCTGTCCGGGATATAGGTCACTGTGATGTCAAAGGGGGCTATGTCCTGCAAACGCCCGTTGGGGGCTTGCCGCTGTATGGACTCCACCTCCTCCTGATACAGGGTAATTTTCCCGGACGGGGTAATGCGCCCCTTTGCCCTGCCGACCGGGTGGCGGCCAGCACCGTACTTGTTTACCACTTCTTGGTCATCGCCGTATTCGATGGCTGTTATGCCTGTGACGGGTACGCCATTGATGGCGCACACGATGTCAGCCCATGAATGGAGCATACCATTCACCAAGGGTATGCCGTTGTTGATTACGCTTGCCATTGTTATACTGATTTAGCAAATCCGATTTTTACCTTTATCTTTCGCATGACACCCACGGCCACTTGCTTGATGACAACCTCCACCTCCGAGGTGCTGAGTATGTCCTGTTCCGGGTCTATCTCCACGGCATAGCCGCTCAACTCACCGGCTTTCTCCATATCTTCGAGTGCCTTTCCCGCAGTGGTCTGCAAGTGGGTCACGCTGTACGACTGCATCTTGCCGGTGTCGGCATCGATGTAGATGTTCCCGCCGAGTTCCGGGATAAGGTAGGTGCGTATGCCGCGCACGGCCTTGTCCATCGTCCTTACGCTCTCTATCATGGCGTAGTCGCTCGTGGCATCGTCCATCGTGTGGCTGTCGTTCACATAACTGTCCGATATGCCCGGATAGGTACGGAAAAAGATGTAACGCTCGCTGTCAAGCTGCTCGATGACGGCCTTGTCGAGGTCACGCAGCAGCTTGCCGTCGCCGAATGCCGGTACGTTCACGCCGGTCGGGAAGTTCTTGACCCAGCCGATGCTCTGATGCACGGCTGCCGCAGACAACAGACCGAGGACTATGCCGATGGCCGAAACGGAGGTCTTGACGGTCTTGTTGGAGTCATCGGCATACAAGTCCGCACCGTCACCACTGCCCGCCTGCGCGATGACCACGCTGACGCGGCATTTGTTCCCTCCGGCAACGTCCGCCGGGAGCTTGGTTACATCTGCCACTTTCGGTGCGTACAGTACCGACAAAGGGGCGTTTTCCTCGTCAAGGGCATCGGCAACGCCCTGTATCTTCACAAGGTCGTCGGCGGCGAGTGCCACATCGCCCGCCCAAATTGCCATCTGGCGGATACGCCCGCCGGAATAGTTCTGTACGGTCTTTATCTCCGTGAAATTGTAGGTTTCCGGCTTGGCGAAAATACCAAGGTAAAGCGATATGCCGGGGTTTACACGGAACATCTCGCTCAGGTGATAGTGCAGCACGCGCACCGACCACGATTCGGCATCAGCCGTGATTCCGGCTGCCTCCGCCGTGTCGATGGTGGAAACGGCCTGCACATGTTCGATTTTGAAGGCTTCGGGTATCTCCGCAGAGGTCAGATAGGCGATAAAGCCCGAAATGTGGTCTTCACCAGCCAAGCTCTTGGGGACATTCCCGTTCTGCCTCGTGATGGTAAGATTGTTCATTCTTTCTACTTTTTAACTTTCAACACTTCGCGGTCTTTCAGGTTGCGGGCATGGTTCTTGGCATCGCTTTCAAGCCTGAACGCCTGACCGTCGGCGGTCACGAACACCTCCGCATAGCCCCGTTCACGGATAATTGTCTTGCCGACTTTCTCCAAAACAGAAGAAGCGGACTTCTTTGTATCGGCGGACTTGCCTTTCTTGGCCACTGCCGTTTCCGTACTGCTTTCCACCGGCTGCTCTACCGTGGTTTTCTCATTGTTTTCCATTTCTGAACAGTTTTACGAGTTTATACAATAGCCATATCAGCAATATGGCGATAGGGATTGAAACGGCTGTCAGGGCATACCGTTTGACGGTTTCCCACCATCCGGCTTTCTGTTCCGTTTCTATTTGCCCGATGGCCGTTTCCGTGCCTTGGTCGGTGGTCTCCACCGATGTGTCCTTTGTCATCCGGGCTTCGGTGTTCCCGGTCTCTTTCCTGTCGGTCTCCTGTTTCGCTCTCTGGCGCACGATGGCCTGTACAGGCGGTACGCGCAACCCTGCGCTGTCGGGTTCGGCCGGTCGGGAGGTGTCAAACAGGATTATTTCCGTTTCAATGTCGCTGCGGATACTTTCCAACTTCTCCAATTCGTGCAACAGGTCGGCTGTCATCGCGCTGTCAATCCGCTGCCGGAAGTCATTGTTTGTTTCCGTCCGGGACGCGCTGCTCGTCACCTGCCTCGTCGGCGAGCAGCTGCCGAGAAACAGGGCAGTTGTCAGCCATAGGGCAGGAAGGTATTTTCTCAATCGCCTTGCGGAATTTGTTGACATCTCTCCTCAATGATTTTATTTCGGTTTCGAGCGGCTTCACTATGTTTTCCATCAGTATGTCGCTCGCCTTGCGCACGTTTTCAAGTTCGCTGTCCTTGACATCGGACAGCTTCTTCTGCATCTCGGCTTTCAGCTGCCCTATTTCGATGTCGTATTTCTGCCGCAGTATCTTGCTGTTCACCCATGCGCCTATCGGGGCGGACACGGCGGCTACAAGCGACGACACGATGATGGTCAATAGTTCGCTGCTCATTCCATCCTACTGCTTTATGCCGATGCTTTCAAGCCACTCCGGCACATCAAATGACGGGCAGGCTTTTGCGGCAAGCTGGTTATGGCCGACAATCCTCACGCCCGGAAAACGCCTGTGGAAATCCAAGACATAACGCTTCATGGCTTCCTTCTGCGCCGGGGTGCGGGTATCGACCGCCTTGTTCACATCGTTCGCGTCAACGCCTCCGGCATAGACGATGTGGCGGCTCACGCTGTTGTAGCCTGCCGCTCCGTTGGTAACCTCCCACGGATCGACGCTCATGTCCTCGTTGTTCTTTACGAGTCGTTCCACGCTGCCGTCAAGATGGAACAGGTCGGTATAGCCCACTTGCTTCCAGCCGCGCCCGCCCTGCGACACGGGCGAAGTGTGCCAACGGCGTATGTCGTCGGCACTCACTTCGCGCCCTGCCGGGGTCGCGGTGCAATGGATTACCAAGTATTTCAGTTTCTTTGCCATTGCCTTCCATGTTAACCGGCTTTGACTGCCGCACTGACAATCGCGCCGACACTGTTATTCTCGGTCAAAGGCATGCAGATACCCCACTTGCGGAAGTTCACGAGGTTGCGGTGATAGAGCGGGTCTTGCCGCGCCTCGCTATGGTAGAACTGCACGCTGCCGTTGGCTTTCATCATGCGCCCGTTGTAGTAGAACACGGAACACTGGCGGTCGGTGGCTGATGCCGGGGTCGCTCCCCATGCGAGCTTGGCATTCGTCGAGGTGTTGTAATACGGCGTGCCGTCGTACTCGTAAATGTCGAAGCCGTACAGGCGGGCAATCTTGCCTTCCGTCTGGTTGATGTTGTAATGTTCCTTGAACTTCTGCTCGGTTTCCAAAAGGTCGTTCACGTGGTCGCTGCACAGCACGAGGATACGGTCTGCCTTCGGCATCTTCAACTTGTCACAGGCTTTCTTGGCTTCGAGCAGGTCGGCAAAAGTCAGTTTCTTGCGCGTACCGTCCGCCGTGGTCTCGCCGGTGGTGTACAGCACCGGGGTGTTGTCGGTCTTTTTGGTCGGGGCAATGGCATGGATTGCTTTCTCGCAGACCTTCTCGCGCAATACGGCGCGGTGGCGTTCCAGCACGCTGGCCATCTTGTCATAGCTGCAAGCATGGAGTTCGTCGTCGGTCACGGGGGTTGCCGTGGTGTCGAACTTGTCAAGCGAAATGGGCTTGTCGGCATCTTCGAGGGTCTCAATCTCCAGCGGATAGGTCGTGTTGTTTACAAGCACGGTCGGGTCTCCGCCGATTTCAGTGAAGTGGATTACGTCCGCATCCACATACTGGTCGTAGCTCTTGATGCGGTCATACCAGCCGAGGCTCTCCGCTGCGGTGCGGAACGCCTTAATCATCTGGCCTGTCCATATCTCTGCGAACACGCCGTCCAGCATCGCGCCTTTCGGCATGAACGACCCGGCAAGCAGTGACACGGCATTGCCGGTGATTGCGCCCGTCAGGGCATTACCTCCCAGCACGGTGAAAATGGTCGCGCCCGCCACGCTGTTGAATGCGACGGCGGACAGCAAGGCCACGAAGGCCATCAGGTAAATCTTAAAATGTTTCATTATGCTTCTTGTTGGTTGTCGTTAAATCTCGATTCCGAATTCGGCCTTGTACAGCCTTGCGTACTCGCCATAGTTTTCTTCCCTCATCTTGCGGAGTTCCTCTTCGGGAACTTCCGACAGCTTGGCGTAGGTCTTGTGTTCCCCGCCTGCCGGGATTTCAGTCTTCTGGTGGAGCAGCTCCGTGGGCTTGTGCTGCGGCTGCATCATTTCCAGCGTGGTGCGGAGACTCTCGATGCCCGCCGATTTGCCGAGCGAAACGAAGTGGTCTTTCTTGTCGGCGGTGATGCGCCTTTCGGCTATCGCGCCATCGACAAGGGCGGTGATGCTCGCCAGTTGCAGGCTTTCAGCCTTGTCGGCTCTCTCTTTCATCAGACGCAATGCGCCCAATGCTTCCTGCTCGGTAGCCGTTTCGGGCAGGCCGAGCAACTGCAAAAATTCTTTGTTCATCTGATTTGTGATTTGATTGTTGTCTGGTGCCTTGGGGGCAGTTCCCTCGGCAGTTTTTTCTTCCTCTTCTGTGTCAAGCAGCGGGATAATGTCGCTCTGTTCCCCTGCGGCGAGCTGCAACACCTTGCCGCCATGCGAAAGTTGCAGGGCTTCGTCATTCGCGCCTATGTCCACGATGCTGACCTCTTCGAGCTTGCAACGGATAATGGTCGCACGGGTCTGACCCGGCTGCACGTATTCGGGGGCGTTGCTCACCTCCACGACTTCGATACCAGCCGATGCCATGCGCAGGAAACCGTCCTCCCACTTGCTTTCTATCTTTTTCGCAAATTCGTCCTTTTGGTCGAATACGGGCGTACCTATCAGGCGGTCGCCATCGATGCGCAGATTCTCGATGCAGCCTATCGGCATCGAGTCGCCGTTGAAACTGCGGCGGTGCATCCACAGCAGTATGGGATTACGCTGGTACTGCCGGAGGTCTATCCCCTCGGTCAAAACGCGGCATCCATAACTGTTCACGCCGCTTGTGCTTATTACTACTTCCTTTGCCATTGCCTTTGAAAAAAAGCGGGCTGCCTTGCCGATGTCCTTCGGGAACTGTCGGGGGCTGCCCGCAACCTAAACAAAACTTTTTACCATGAAAAACACACAAAAGTTTGTTGCGGGAGGCGGACTCGAACCGCCGACCTTGAGGGAATGAACCTCACGAGCTGCCAGCTGCTCCATCCCGCGATGACACCGCAAATTTCAACCTATGCCATGACAGGGGCAAAAAGAGTGTAAAACTTTGGCACTCTTTTTTATGCGCCCGCCTTTTTAAGGCAAATTTGCACCGTCAAACACGCCCGCAGGGCATCATTTTTAACCATTATGAATGAAGACAAGAAAAGAACTCGAAGAGAAGAAAGAGTATGCCCGGCTGCTGTTCATGCAGGGCGACACGCAGAAAATCATCGCTGAAAAAACGGGCATCTCCGCCGTGACCATCAACAGGTGGGTGGCAGACGGAGGATGGCAGGAAGCGCGGGCGGCAACCAACATCACACGCCCGAAACTTGTAAACAAACTGCTGCATACCATAAACCGGCTTATAGAACAGGTAAACGAAAGTGAAGACCCGGAAGCGATGAACAGCCTCGGCGACAAGCTCGCCAAACTCTCGACCACCATTGAAAGGCTTGACAAGAAAGCGTCGGTGGTGGATGTAATCGAGGTGTTCATGGCGTTCAGCAAGTGGCTGCAATTCCAAGCACAATTCGATGACGAGATAACCCCTGAACTCATCAAGACCATCAACAAATACCATAACAGGTATATCAACGAACTGCTCCAGACGAAAATGTAGATATGGCATCAGTCGCAAACATAAAGGAAGCTGTCCTGCGGTGGAACAAGCTGTGCGAGACCGTACAGAACGCCACGACCGTGAACGCCGCTGAAACGGCAAAGGAAAAACTTGCGCGTATCAAAAAGGTGCGCGCCGACTATGCCGCTTTCGTGGACTATTATTTCCCGCACTATACGACAAATGAGCAGACAGGCAAACAGACACCCTGTGCGCCGTTCCATATCGCCGCCGCCAACAAGGTGCGCAAGGAGAAAAACTTGCGGGCAGTTTTCAAGTGGCATCGCGGGGCGGCAAAAAGCACCCACCTCGACATCTTCATACCCCTGTGGCTTAAATGTCAGGAAAAGCCGGACATCCATGTGATGGTGCTTGTAGGCAAAAGCGAGGAGAACGCCAACACGCTGCTCGGCGATGTGCAGGCCGAACTGCAATACAACCAGCGTTATATCCACGATTTCGGCGAGCAATACAACAGCGGCTCATGGGAGGAAGGGGAGTTTGTCACAAAGGACGGCACGGCTTTCTTCGCCCGTGGACGCGGGCAGTCGCCGCGTGGACTGCGCTACCGCAGCCACCGCCCGGACTACATCGTCATCGACGACCTTGACGACGACGAGCTTTGCGAAAGCCCGGCGCGTGTCACACGCCTGACGAACTGGGTGAAAGAGGCTCTTTTCGGCGCGTTGGACGGCGGCAGGGGGCGTTTCATAATGGTGGGCAACCTGATAGCCAAGAACAGCGTGCTGGCCAACATAGCGGCCACAAATGGCGTGTTCGTGTCACAGGTGAACATCTTGGATAAAAAGGGCAACGTGTCATGGGCGGCCAAGTGGACTCCGCAGGAGGTGCGCGAGCTTGAAGCGTTCCAAGGCTACCGCTCGTTCCAAAAGGAATACATGAACAACCCCATAACCGAGGGCGCGGTGTTCCGGCAGGACTGGATAAAATGGGGCAAGCTGCCCGACCTTAAAAAGTTCGATGAAATCATACTCTACATAGACCCGTCTTTCAAGGGCTCGACAAAAAACGACTACAAGGCCGCCAAACTGTGGGGCAAGGTCGGAACGCAACTGTGGCACATCAAAGCGTTTGTAAGACAGTGCAGCGTCGCCGAGATGGTGCGGTGGCTGTACGACCTTTACGAGTGGTCTGTCAAAGCGGGCATCGCCATAAGGTGGTACATGGAGGCGAACTTCATGCAGGACACCATCCTTGACGATTTCCGCACGGAGGGCGAGCTTCGGGGCTACCAGCTGCCGCTGTCCTCCGACAAACGCAAGAAGCCCGACAAGTTCCAGCGCATCGAGGCCATCAGCCCGCTGTGGGAACGCGGCTTCGTGACCTACAACGAGGCCGAAAGGGATGACCCGGACATGCAGACCGGTATAGAGCAGACACTGGCCTTTGAAAAGGGCATGAGAGGACATGACGACGCGCCCGATGCCGACGAGGGCGCAATCTGGTATCTTCAAAGGGATACGCGCATAAGCAGTTTCACCCCGTCTTTCGGCAGGCGGACTAATGCAAAAAATGTATCATGGTAGGCAAATTTTTCAAGGCTCTGCTGTTCGATTTCAGAAAGAAAAGAGCCATAAGGAAAGCACAGGCGGACGCCGACCTTTACGGCAAAAAGTTCCTTGTGCTTGTGTTCAACAAAAAACCGGTGGTCGTGTCGAAACAGGGCATCAAGATGATGATACGGCGGCATCGCTTCTCAAAAGGTTTCACGCCCGATAAAGCCGAACAACTGGCCATCTACGTGGCAAACCCTAAACGATGATGCCGAATGTTCATAACCGAGGACGACTATAAAAGCGTATGCGACGACTTCGAGTTCGAGCAGATTTGCGGATTGAAGCCGGAGGATAGGAAGGCGGCAGAACGTTCCGCCTTGGAACAGATATGCTCCTATACGCGCCACCGCTACGACATGGACAAGGCTTTTGCCGCCGAGGGCGATGACCGCAACCCGACGCTCGTGCAGTGCGCCGTGAACATTTCGCTGTGGCTGATGGTACACAGGCTGCCGCAGAACATGGGGCATGAACGCAGGGAATGCCTGTACAACGATGCAGTCAAATGGCTGAAAGATGTGCAGGCAAGCAAGGCTTCCCCGGACTTGCCGACGTATGTGAGCTGCGACGGCAACACGGACGCGCACAATCCTGTCCGGTACGGGTCGATGCCTGCAAACAAATATGATTGGTAAATGCCGTTTAACGGGTTTTTAACTGGCTTTTGAATGGATATTATAAACGGTTTCAGACAGATTTTCTCACGCCGCCCCTCGCAAAATGATGTGGAGCGGCTGGCTCGTTTCATGAAGAGCAAGCAGGGCATCAAGCTGACAGCCCAACTCATGCAGCAGACCGACAGCCTCACGAAAAAGGATGTCGCCGCTTGGCGGTCGGCTTGGCAGCAGGCGATAAGTTATGACACGCCCAACAGGGCGCGGTTGTACGACATTTATACCGACTGCCTTATCGACTTGCACCTGACCGGCTGCATCGGGCAGCGGAAGGGCAAGACACTGCAAAAGGAGTTCCGCTTGGTCGGCAAGGACGGAAAGGAGAATGAGAAAGGCACCGCACTGTTCCGCAAGGAGTGGTTCTACGACTTCATGGACTTGGCTCTCGACAGCCGCTTTTGGGGCAACAGCCTTATCCAGCTTAACGACATAGAAAAGGACGAGGACGGGCTGCGTTTCAGCAGCGTGGAGCTTGTGCCGCGCAAGCATGTATGCCCGGAATACGGGGTCATCACGCCCGAACCGGCGGCGGACTGGCGCACGGGCATCAGCTACCGCGACGGCGACCTCTCGCTCTGGTGCGTGGAGGTGGGCAAGCCGCGCGATTTGGGGCTGCTGCTGAAATGCGCCCCGTCCTGCATCAGCAAGAAGAACATGCTGGCCTTTTGGGACATGTTCGGCGAGGTGTTCGGCGCACCCATGCGCGTGGCGCGTACCAACACGACCGACGAGAAAGAAAAGGCGAAAATCGAAAAGGCTCTCGAAAACATGGGCGCGGCATTCTGGGCGTTGCTCCCGGACGGCACGGACATCGAAATCAAGGAAAGCAGCCGGGGCGATGCCTACAACGTATATGACAAGCGCATCGACCGCGCAAACTCGGAGCTGTCGAAAGGGGTGCTGATGCAGACGATGACCATCGACAGCGGATCGTCGCTGTCGCAGTCGGAAACCCACCTCGAAATCTTCGAGGACGTGGTGGCCGCCGATGCCCGCATGGTTGCCTGCATCGTGAACGACAAGCTGCTCCCGCTCATGGCAAAACACGGTTTCCCGGTACAGGGGCTTTCTTTCGAGTGGGATAACGCAGCGACTTTCAGCCCGGCGGAACAGCGCGAAATGGAACGTGTGCTGCTGGAGTATTATGAAATCGACCCGCAGTATTTCATCGACAAGTACAACGTCAACATAACCGGCATACGCCAAGCAAAGACACAGCCGGACGCTTTTTTCGGGTAAGCCCTGTGCCGGGGCTTCGTGACGGGTACAGGGCTTTCAATGCGGCGTTGGCCTCGCTATACCGGGAGGACTTGCTGACGCTTGCCGACAAAAAGCCGCCTTTCGAGTTCGACGGCGGAGTTTTCGACAAGGCGGCGCAGGCCATTTATGACAACAAGGGTTTCGACATGCCGATGATGGCAACGCCGGAGGCGCGGGCGGTCGTGGAGGAAACAATGCGCGTTTTGGAAACGGCCATCGGCAGCGGGCTGCCGCACGAAGTGCCGGGAACGGTAAGGTACGCCTTGGAAAACAACGCTTTCATTTTCTCCGGCTTTAAGTCTTTCCACGCGCTGCGCGAGGTGGGTCTGTCGCTGGTCACCGACAAAGGCGACATCAAGCCGTTTACGGACTTCCTTGACGATGTCCGCAAAATCAACGACAAGTACAACCGCAACTACCTGTATGCGGAGTACAACCATGCCGTGGGCGCGTCACAGATGGCAGCCAAGTGGCACGACATCGAACAGGACGGCGACCGCTATGACTTGCAGTACCGCACAGCCGGGGACGACAAGGTGCGCGAGGAACACGCCCTGCTGCACGGCATCACGCTGCCGCCGTCAGACCCGTTCTGGGAGAGCTATTACCCGCCTAACGGCTGGAACTGCCGCTGCACAGCCGTACAGGTGCGCCGCAACAAATACCCGCGTTCCAATTCGGAGGATGCCATCAAAAGGGGCGAGGAATGCACCGCAGGGGCGAAAAAGGCGATTTTCCGATATAACCCGGGCAAGTCGCTCGAACTGTTCCCGCCCAAACACCCGTACAACAAAGCCCCGAAAGAGGTCAAAAACGCCGTCGATGGCTATGTACCGGCGGAATGGACACCTAAAACGGTCAAAGAGGCAGAAAAGTTTTTCCATGATAATCTCGGCGTGAACTGTGCGCTTGACGGCTTCACGTCGAAACACATGGAACAGATAGAGGCCATTTATAGAAGTGTGGAGGAGCATTTCCAACGCTTCCCGGAACTGAAAAAAGAAACGCTCTTTGTCGGCTCTATCCGGGGACGCATAAAACTGCTGACCGAAGCAAAGCTGAACGAATATAAAAAGGATTACCCGGATAGGGACGAGGAAACACTCAAACGCTGGGCTTCAGAATGGGCCAGAAAAGTAGGAAGTTGCCGTAACTGTTACGCATATTCACACGGATATGCAAAAGATATGGGATTAAGCGGCATTTGTTTTAATACCTCTTGGGCAGGCGAAAAAATAGAAAAGTCATTGCAAAGCGACTGCAAGTCCAAATGGCATCCACCGGGATGCGGAACTGTAAAAGCTGTTATAGACCATGAACTGGGGCATGAAATAGACAGGCTTGTCGGGCTGCGTAGTCATAAGGACTTTTTGAGCGTATATAATGAGCAAGTGGCAAAAGGCAAAAACGACATCACTGAGAACCTGTCGAAATATGGGACGACAAACGCTGCCGAATTCATAGCGGAAGCATGGTCTGAATACATTAACAACGAAAAACCGCGACCGATAGCGGCTGCGGTTGGTATGCTAATAAAAAAGCTCTATGCCAAAAAATATCACTCTGACGGCTCATCGCCTCCTTCACGATAAACCCGCATCGTGTCACGCGGCTTGTCAGTTTCAAAGACATAATCGCCGTTCTGTCCGGGTATCACGGATGTATGTCCCTCTGGGTTCTCAAAAACATTCAGGGGGATAATATCAAAAGCCCGGCAAGTTATGCCCTTAATGAAATGTTTGCAGTCCTCGCACAGATAGGGGCGTTCCTCTATTTCATCTATCAAATGTTTCATTCAAGCATTATTTAGCACAAAGGTACTCATTTATAGCCTTACTACAATGATTGACGCAGAACAATTAAAAAAGAACATTATCCGGGACATGCGCGTGGAGCTTTCCGACGAGTTCGACAAGAACTTCGAGCGCAAAGCCTTTTTCACGAAGAAATGGAAAAAACGCGCCGACCCCAACGCGAAAGGCTCGCTGCTGGTCGTGACCGGCACGATGCGCCGCTCCATCAAGGCTGAGGAACGCCCTAACGGTGTGCGTTTCTCCTCCGCTGTGCCGTATGCCCAAATACACAACGAGGGAGGCAAAGGCACAAAGAATGTCCGCGCCCATACCCGACGCAGCAAAAAGGGCAAGACATACACGGTCAAAGCCCACATGCGCAAGTTCACCATGCCGCAACGCCAGTTTGTCGGCGACGGAAAGCGGACACAGGAACTCATCAAAGGGGTCATCGACGACAACCTTGCCGACTTCAACCTGCAACTTTCAAAATTCATCAAGCAATGAGAAAACAGATATTCAAGGCCATTTGCGACCGGCTTGCGGAAAAGACCCCGGACGTGGCGTTTATCGACCTTTGGAATGACAATGTGAATGCCCTGAACGGCGGCACTGCCTTTCCTTTTCCTGCCGTGTTCGTCGAATTTGAAACTATCGAATGGCGGCAACAGGGGAACAGTGCGCGGATGGGCGATGTCGCGGTACGACTGCACATCGTGACCCGGACTGTGGCTACCAACGGGAGCAAGGACAGCCGCATGGAAGAGGCTTTGGCCTATTTCGACCTGATAGACCGCATCAATGCGGCCATGCAGCGGCTTGGCGGCGAGAACTTCGCCTCGTTCATGCTTACTACCTCCGCCACCAACCACAACCATGCGGAGCTTATCGAAAGCGTGGAGCGGTATGTTACCCGTGCGCAGGACATCACCGCCATGCCGTCCAATATCGCCACCGCAAAACTCGACAAGGCGGTTATCCGGGTCGGTCAGTGACGACAAAGCCCCCGCTTCATCGGCGAGGGCTTTCATCGAAAAACTCAAATAAGGACAATTGCAACGGTGTGGGAGGCGGAGGGGGCGGTGTTGGCATATTCAGATAATTCAAATATGTGCGGTAGCACATCGGGTAAATGGACACTGTCCAAAATTTTGTGTAAATGGAAACAGGATTCAGTTGTAAGTTTGTTC